TTTATAGAAAGGTTGCCATGAATCCTGGAACCGTCTGGCATAGTATAATCATATTCTGCCCAAGGCTCATCAATAGTAATGTCAAAGTGCGGTTCAGCGTCAACAATTTTTCTTTTCCTTGGGTCGTAAGCGCCGTTAGAGTATTCAATAGCTTTCCACGCCCATTTTTCACAATCCTTATAGTCTCTTGGGGCAAAGTCATGTATAGATTTGTGTGTATAATAATCAAAAGAAAGCCTGCTTAACTCATTTACAAAATCGTCTTCGTAAATTCTGTTGGTTGGTTGCTCTCCAAGAACATCGTCTTTAAATGTAGATAGCTTATCTTGCTCTGCTTTCTTACCGTGAGCCAAGCACTCTAAGACCTTATGGACTACAGTGCCTTTCTCTGCTTTTTTCCCTCCAGGAGAGGGTATGCCTAAAACATAAGAAAGAAAGTATTGCTGAGGGCACATTCCATACGCATTAAAAGAGCTACTTCTGAAATATGTAATTATCATTTAGTACACTTTGCTACAGCTTTAAAATCAACAAAACCCCATTCCGCTAGCTGGTTGTATATTGCTTCATTTTGCTCTGATACTGACATGTCTTGATTGTCTAGCACAAAATCAAAGCCTTTGTAATTATCCAGGGCAGTTTCGCTTGGGTGTTGGTCACTGTCTCCATAAATATTTCTTGTAAGCCTTATGACTTTGCCTCCCGTTTCTTGAATTCCTTTTACTTCATTTTCAAATCTACAATCAACCACAACAGCCAGTTTAGGGGTTTCTTTATTTATTTTTCTAATTGTAGACTCTACCCATACATTGGGGTATATTCTTCTGAAAAAATCTGTGCCTACGTGTTGCATAACTTCTCTGGCAGTCATTTTTCTACTTCTACATGTATCAAAAATGCAATCCGCTAAGTTAATGTCGGTGAGAGAATTTTTATCTTCGTCTGTTCCGTAGCACTGTCTTTCCGTTAGTCCAAGTATATCAATACACAACCTTTTTAGGTTGTCTGCAAAATTATATATCTTTAAATCATGCCAAATATTCTCTTGCATATAAGAGACCATTGATGGATGCGAGCTATCAACAGGAAAAATGCAAGGACTTATTTCTCCTTCTGCGTCTTCATACGGAACAACAAGTTCCCCCCTTTTGTTTATTTCTGCGTATTCAACCACAGAATTGGACATCATGGCGCATCCAAAAAGAAAATTGCCTACAGTTGTTTTACCAGACTGCTTTTTGCCTGATATTCCAATTATTTTAGTCATATTGCTGCCTTTTCTATTATAGGCTTTATGTCTGAGGTTATTTCGTCTTGATTTAATTCTCCGGCGTCTTCTTTGATTGTTGGAAAGTACATCCTATATTGTCTTCCTAGTTGATTTTTAAGTTTTTTAGCGCCTTCTCGACCAGCATTGTCTGCGTCAAGCATTACGACTATGGAAAGAGCGCCAGACCTATCAAGCAAAACCCTCTGAGGCTCTGTCAGTTCTGTGCCAAAAATCCCAAGACTCACATGTATTCCGTTTTCCTCTAATCTCCAAACGTCGCCAGCACCTTCAACTAAAATTGCTACGCCAGATTTTTGTATGTGAGGCAAAGCAAACCAATAGTTATACAGATAGTTTGTAGACTGAAAACTGCCATTCAGCCATTTTTCACATTCTTTTATTTCATATGTTGTTTTTGGACATCTTGATTCTGGGTTGTGCCATTTCTTGCAGTTATTGCATTGAGGCCATATTGACCTCCCTAAAAATCCAGCTACATATTTATACTTATCATCGTAAACAGGCACAACAATCCTGTTCCTTTTATTATATAGCCCAACATCATACTTGTCAAGTATTTCGTCAGAGTAACCCCTTTCGAGATAGTATTTTGCTGGAATTTCAAGAGTATCTCTTAGCTTGTCTTTAGTCCATCCGCTAGCCTCTTGTTTAGGAGCAATGCTCAATCTTCTCATTGAAGATATATATTTTCTTCTCTCTATTGTTTCGGCATCAGGCTTGCTTATTTCCTCTATTTTATTATATCCTAAGAACTTTACAAGAAAATCAACCGCGTCTTTGTATCCTATGTGTTTTCCTTTTTGATTTGACAGAACCCCTCGAACAAACCCTATCAACGTTGAGCCATAAAGAAGTTTATTGTTTTGCCCTACTTTCTTCTCACAGTGATGCGTTCTGCAAACCCAGTAGCCTCTAACTTCTTCGCCTTCTGGATAAAGATTCCACGCGCTAAGATTATCTCCGCCGTGAACAGGGCAAGGGCCTACAAGCATTTTACCGTTTGTTCTAAAGTCAACAGACAGTTCAGATAGAAGTTCTTCGATATTGGCACAAGCCATATCTTTTATTTCTTCTATAAGCTCGTAATCAAAGTGTGGGTCTTTAGTTTTTTGCATGCTCTAAGCCGAATGGTATATCGTCTATATCGTCAGAAACATTTTCAGGCTGAGGGTTTATCCCCTGCTCAAGCTCTCTCTTTATTTTTAATTTTGTCTTGCCTTCTGTGATTCTTGCTTTTGCGCCCTCCATCTTCATATTAATATAATCTCCTCTTGTCATTCCTGGCCCATGCCTATGTTTGATTATAACTAACTTATGCGTGCCTTCGTCTGGGTCTGACGCTTGCAGTTCTTCGTCGCTCTTGGGCTTAAATATTGAAAAGTTTGTAGTCAGCCACATAACCCTATCAGAACCAGCCACAACGTCAGCGGTCTCCTTGTCAATACCATCTCTGTTGAGCTGAATCATTGTAAATATAGGAACGTCATTTCTAACCGCTAGGTTGTGCAGAGAGGTCATCATAAAACCAAGAACTTGATACTCTTGGACGCCAATCTTTAAATCTTCTCCGTTCATCAGTTTAACATAATCGTATATAATCATACAATCTTTGGTTCGTCCGTCATCCTCAAAACCAACATTTTTGTGAATCCATCTTCTAATTATAGCCAGACTTTCCTCAAAGGGTATACCCGATATGTTAATGTAGTCAATAGGAAGTGTCTCAATTTTATCTAAGGCTTCCTCGACCCTTTTTCTTTCAGAGAAGTTTTCCCCACACCTTCCGCTTTCAAGGTCGTTAATAGTTACATCAGAGTAGTTTGCGCCTAAGCGATACCAATGGTCTTCGTCTGACATTTCCGTGTCCAGATAAAGAACTGGAATATCCAATTCTGCCAAGTGTTTTGCTAGATTGTCCGAAAGCATACTTTTTCCAACGCCGCTTCGAGCGCCTATCATGCTTACGGCCTTTCGTCTACATCCACCTCCGATTGCCTCGTTGTATGCAGGCCAAGGAGTTGGAAGTCCAATCACTTCTGTTGGATTGTTAAGCCTATCCATGATATGGTCTCTCATGCCATTGCTTAACCTTTGTGGGTCGGTTCCGCTTGAGTTGGTTAACTTGCTGGTAAAATCAAATATACACTTCTCTGCTATACCTAAAATATGTTCTATAGGTTCGTCTCCACCTATATCCGTAAGAGATGAATCTGCCTCTTTCATTTGCTGTCGAAGCATTCTAGCAACTTCCAGCCTGCTGATTTTTGCGCTAAACGACCTTACATTTTCTAAAAGTATGTGCGTGTTAAAAATACTATTAAGGTGGCTTACCTCTTCTTTCTTCTCTACTAGCCATGAGTAACCAAGGTCCTTGGCCGCTGAAAAGATAGAGGACTCGTCTAGCTGTTTTAGTTCTTTTTCTTCAAAAAGATGCGAGAAACATTTATATATTGCTTGATTTGACCTGTCAGTGAAAGACATGGGCGTTAGCATCGGGGCTACGTCAAGATACGCATCTACCCCATATGAATACAAACCAGCCAACACAGCTCGCTCTGCCGCAACATTTCTATTTGTTTTATCTGCCTCTGCCACGACGACCCTTTCTTGTGATACAGCCATTACACTTCCAGGTATTTTGCGATTCTATTTCAGAATATCCGTAAGACAATGTGCTAGAAATTTTATAGGTCTCTTTGCAATCCGAACAAATTGCCTCTACAACTGATGTGTCTTTCATTCCTAGCTCTTTACGTCTATTCCTCGGGGTTATCTTTGCGTTTTTGTTTTCGCCAACAAGCTTCTCGCCTGTATCTGGGTCAACCAAAGATTCTGTTAAGTCATCAACAAAACCCTCTTCGCTAACACCCACAACATTTTTTAAAGTTTTAGAGCCAACTGGTTCTGAACGCATTTGTCTCCCAGAATTACTGTCTCTGTTTGTGTTTCTTGGAGGCGCTTTAAACTCATTATATCTATCTTCTATGGTCTTGTCAATATTTTTATCTTCTAATTTTGAGTCTTGTTCTTCTGTAGTTTGCTTATTCTGGTGTTTTAGGTCTTCTATAGAATAGTCTTTTTTAAGAAGGTCCGCTTCCTCTTCATTTTCTTCCTCCACAGCAGAGGTGGGAACGGATAGGGGTTCGCCCGTTATATTTGTGTAAAGACCACATATCAACTGCCAGTCTTGTTGCTGTACGGCTATTTTCAGTATCTCTGAAAAATCAGGCATAGTTTTGGCCTCTCTTTATTTCTTGGTATTTGGTTAGCTTGTCAGCCTGCGCTCTCAAAGAGTTTGGTAGGTAAATCAGTCGTGAGTGATAGCTAGACGCTTCATCGGCTATTTGCTGTAACCTCTCAGCAACATCATCCTGCTTTACCGCATAAGCTCTCTTTAATTCGTTTTCCATGTATCGTGTGATTTGATTCTTGATTATTGGGGCTATGATTGTATTTATCTTCCTATTGCACCAATCTATCTTTGATTGTAAAACATTAATTTGAGATTGAACAAAGGTAGCCTCCTGTACTAGCAGGTACGCTCCTTCTGCACATTCCTGTTCCGAAAGTTTATTCAGTAACAGTGGTTTTATATTTATCCATCTATTAACTTCGGTTGGGCCTAAAGAGCCAAGCCCTACAGCAACTTCAAACTGCTTTAGAGCTTTCTCTACCTCTTCCCATCTCTCGTCAAGACTCTGATATGATGTCATCCCAGTCATTAACCTTATTATATGGTAAAACTATATATTTAATATTATTCATATCGCACCAGCTTTCTTTCTTGGAGTCGTTTTGCTTCGACTTTGCAAAACCCCACCTATCTTCATGGAAGTGTGCGACGAACTCATAGTGCTGTCTGCCATGGACTTCAACAACCGCTTTCCTGTGGGGGAGGTAAAAGTCTGCGTATTGTCTAGTTCCAGGCAGAGGCACTTCTTCTAGTATTCTCTGCGTAGGGTAAATCTCTTTCAGCAGCCTTCTAGCATGAAGATGAAGGTCGCTTCTTTTTCTTCCGTCATCTAAATCAGGCTGATGCCCCGTTGGAGGGAAGTTGTGTTCTTTTCCGTTAAAGTCTACTACCTTCATTCAGTCATCCCAAGCATTTCATATATATCTTTTTGTAAACAATCCAAATAACCTGGGTTAGCTTTAAGCAAATCGTGCGCCTTGTGTTCGCCTTGAGCTTGTACGAGCTTTGACATTTCTGGGGTTAGTTTACCTTTCTTGTCTACAGACCATTCATCTACCCCTAAAACGTCGAGATGATTCTGCATATAATCTAAAACATACCAAGAGCCAGAGACCCTTATAAAGCCAAGGCTTTTTCCAAGGCTAATCAATTCTCCTATTTTGTCAAGCCCAACCCCATACCTCAATAAAGACTCAATCTTTCGTCCTGGAGGTATCGGTCTAGCGGTAGAACGGGTAATCCAGTTGACCCTTTGCCCTATCTGTTCCGCGTCGTCCGCAGAGGATGCTTTCCACGGTTGTATGTATGTGCATTCAAGGTCTACGTCAACCGCGTATCTAATCTTACGACCACCACTCCTGCTTTTAGTCTTTTGCCCTGGTCTTGCTCTGGTGTTGGCAATTAAATGTTGTATGCCAATAACAATACATTTATTAACAACTACCACTGGGGCTATTCGACCGATAAACTGAGAAAGCAATCTAAACCCCCCATCGCCAGTCACATCGCCAATGTCTGCTTGCAATTGCCTTTCAGTTACAAGCTGAGATATAGAATCAAGAACCACCACGCATCCAGGGTCATTATGTATAAAATTCTCAGCAAAACTGAGCCACTCTTCCCCGCTAAGAATTTTGCTTTGAACAAGGTTTCCTTCACTGTCATCCTCTCTGTATGAGCTTACTAC